AATCGTCCGGGGACGACTGCCACTTGCCATCGAGCGTCGGCGTGGTGCCGGAGACGACGCCAACATTCTGGACGAGGATGAGACCGCCGTCATAGCCGGAGATGTCAATCCCGGTGGCGGTGACGGTGGAGGTTTTCGCGGCGATGGCGACGTGGTTCGTCAGCGTCAGCGGTGTGTTGATGTCTGAGGGAGTCATGGCGGGTGGTGGATTGGGTTGCGGTTGAGTTCGCCGAAAGGTTACTGCGCGCCGGAGTCCGTCGAGATGCTAAACGCCTTGCCTTGGCGGATAACCATGTCCACGAGCTTCTGGAAGGTGATGCGGACGAGGCCGGTGGCGGCGTCCGAAAAAGGATCGACCACGACATCCATGCCGCCCGCAAATTCGGAATACAAAACTTGCGTGAAGTTTCCGAAAATGACTTGGTTGATGGTGCCGGTGCTGGCAAACTGGTTCGTGGCGCGGGCCGCGTAGCCATTCACGATGTCGCCATTCTCCCAGAGGAAGACGGCCTGATTCGTGACCTTGACGGCGGTTTTCCAGACGCCCTTCGTGGCCGACGTGGTGAGATACGCGAACGTGCCGGGCGTGCCGAGCGCGTTAGCGGTGCCGACGTTCGTCTCGTGCGAGACGACCTTGGCGAAGGTGGCAGCGGCACCGTAGGTCACGGCGGTGGCGAGATCGCCGGATGCCATGTTGAGGATGCCGAGGGGCTGCGCGGCCCCAGTGCCTTGGATGGCCACGCGGTCAAGCTCGGTGCCGAGCGTGAGGAGGATGTCGTCGCGCACAAAAGAGTCAGCCGAAATGCTGGACTGCGCGAGGAACTGCTTGGAATACTTGGCCTGCGCGAACAGACGGCGGGGCTTGATTTGAATCTGGCCCAGCGTCGCGCTGCTGGCGGTGCCGGTGCCGGTTTCGGAAAGCCAATAGGCGGTGCTGCCAGCGGTCACGCGGGGAATCGTCAATTCGGACTTGAGGCCGGTGAGGGTGCGCGCGCCGAGCTGCATCACCATCGAGGACGGGCGAAGGAGCGGAACAAGCTCATCAACGGCGATGTCCTGCCCGACGAGATAGCCGCCGTCGCTGGCGACGTTGACCTGATTCGTGCGCTGCTCGCGGTTGGCGAAAACCTCGTTGGGAACGAAGAAGCCCTGCGCCGAGCGGCCCGTGCGCTTCGCCTCCTCGTCGGAAACCTCGCGCTCCAGCCCGTCGAGCGAGCGCTGGTTTGAAACCATGTCAATCGCGCGCATGATGCTGTAGCGGCGAGCGTCTTTCTCGCCCATGATGCGCTCACGCTTGACTGGCCCGCCAGCGTCGGCGAGTGCTTTGGCGAGCATGGCGTCCTGACCATCACGCGCCTCGACCTGCGCTTGCAGGTCGACTATTTCGTCGTGGAGCTTTTTGACGCTGGCCAACTCGGCGGCGGTCAGCACGTCGCGGTTTTCTTTCTTGGAGGCGGCGAAAATGGCGTCGGCTTCTTTGAGCTTCGCGCCACGGGTTTCTTTGAGAATCTTGGTGTTCATCGGAGTGAGGATGGGTGGTGTATTGGGTTGCTGGTGACGTGTGTATTTGAAAAAGAAATACGCTGTCAAGCGTTTTTCTGAAAAAACTTGTGCCGAAGCGCGAGGGTGGCGGTGGCGGCGCGCAAATTGCGAGCGGTGGAAGCGTCTGCCGCCTTCGCCGCGTAGTCGGGATTTACCGTCGCGCCATTGTCAGCCAGCCATTTCACGAGCATGGCGATGTCGTCTGCTGATTCAGCGGCTTCCTTGCGCGCGTAATCCGCCAGCGGGCCGGATGGGTTTGCGCGCAAATACTCCTGCGCGCTTTCCAACTCCTCAAATTCATAGTCGAGCATTTCGCCCGCAAACGCGGCATCCGTCGTGAGCGTGGGGTCGCACCACATGGCCTCGTCGCACTCCATGACGTAGCTTCGCGCTTGGCGGCGGCGCATTTCGACGGTGAGACTGGCATCGGGATAGGCTGGATAAGTAACGGGGTTGAAAGCGAGAAGGCGGGCGTCGGTGATCGTCCGCAAGTCAACCCGCGCGTCGCGCGCCTCCCATTTCTCGCCGTCGGCTCCGCGCGTCTGAAATTCAAATGAAGTGCCGGTGATAATGTCTTGGTCAACGAGCACGAGCATATCCGCGCACGCGCGCGTGTCGGGAACGAGGGCTTCCCAGCGGAGTTCTTTCCCGTCGGTTACCACGGAAAGATTTTTCCCGATACGGCCAAGGGCGGAAAGTGGGTCATCTGTATGCCCAGCACTCGCCATAATATCGGTGTCTTCTTTCAGCGAACGCTTGAAAGCATCGGGCGCGATTTGCTCAATGAAAGGTTTCGAGCGTCCGCGCATGGTCATCACTTGGCTGTCGCTGTTAAACGGGATCTTGCCGGTAAGCACACCGATGTAACCGGCGGCTTTCTCAGCGTCGGTGAGCGCGCGTTTTTGGATGCCCTGACGGGCGCGGATTTCGATTTTATTTTTCATTGGATTAGTCTTTGGCTGCGGTGGTTGGCTCGGCTGCGGCAGGCGCGTTGACGCCGCCCTGATTGTTGAACGGCGCGCGATAGTCGTCGCCGATGTTGTCTGGCAGGTCGTTGAAACCGATCTCGTGGCGAACGTCGTTGATGCTCATCACGCCGATCATCCGCATTTGCTGGTAGAAGGCGGCGCGCGCCGTGAGCGACGCGGCCAGCAGCGCGGAGCGGTCAAACTTGATTTCGTATCCGTCCGCCTGCTCCTCCGCCGTGAGGAGCGAAAACGACAGCGACTGCTCCCAGTTCACCAGCCACGGGTTCAGCCCGTAGGTGAGGAATCCTTGGTTGATTTGCTCGATGCCAGTCCCCCACGATGAAACCTTCTCAGTCGCGCCAATCAGAATCGGCGGGATTCCAAACACGCTGCAAATCTCATTGTTCTCGAACGCGCGCGACGCGAGAAATTCCGCGTCGGCCATGCTCATGCCGGCCGACTTGTCGAGGTAAGTGAACGCGCCATTGAGAATGGGGATTTTCCCCGAATTCGCCACGCCGCTTTGGCTCGCGTCCCAGACAGCGCGGAAGTCTTTCATCTGCGCTTCCGTCAGCCCGGTGGCGGCGAGGATGCCGGGGAACTTGCTGCCGTTTTTCAGGAACGACGCGAAGCTGTCCCGCTGTGCCATCGCGATGCCCATGTTTTCGCGCAGCAGCGTGACCGGCGAGATGCCGGCGAACCCGTCCGTCGAGAGCGCGTTGACCTGCACGAGGTCGGCGCGCGTCAGGATTTCCGTCGCTTGTGCCGGCGCGCCCGACGGTGTCGTAATTCGCACGCGGTAGCGCACCTGCCCCGGCCCCGGCGAAAGGATTTGCACGTCGGATGTGCGGACGGGAACGAGCGCGGTGGGCTGATAGTAGGCGTCCCGATAGACGCGAGCGTAGCCGATGCCGCTCCCGCCAACGCGGGCCTGCACGAGCCTGCGAAACTCAAACGGCGTGTGTTGCTCATTGGGCGCGCGGAGCAGCAGGATGCTGACGGGGTGCGAGTCGAGGTCTTCATGCCCCGCCGCCGTCCGCTGAACCACGCGCGCGGGGAGCGATCCGACGAGGTTTCCGAGCAAATTGATGCACGCATACGCCGCCGGGATGCCAAGCGCGCTCATCTCGTTGACCCGCGCTCCGCTCATGGTGGGCGCACCACCGACAGCGTTCAGCAGCCACGCCGCCGGGTTGACCAAGTCCGAGTCGCGTTTCTCCGCGCGGGCCAGCCCGACCGCGCGCAGCGTGCGGTCAAGGAGCGAGGGCTTGGAGGAAGCGGCCATGTATTGACGGAAAAACTACACGGCGGGCAAAGTCAACAAGGTAATCACCCGCCCGTTTTCGTCACCAGCACGACGGGAACGTGAAACGCCCAGAACTCAAACGCCTCCACGAACTGCGCCCGCGTCGGCTCGCCGCTTTTCGGCCAGCCCTCAAACCAATTCCGCCCGACTTTGTGAATCCCGGCGATGTCCGACGCCGTCAGCGCATC